AAGAAACTGATTATTCAATATTGGATGAAGATGTAGATGCTGAATTAGATGCCATGACAGATGGCGTTAAAAAGGCAATACAAATTGAATTTGAAGCAGAACATTATGAAGAAGCAGCGGAACTGGTTAAATTCTGGCGTGAGCGTGATGGCTATATCGGCATGATGCTAATTGAAAAGTTAAAACAAGCCAAAGAAACAATTTGAAGAAAGCTATTTTTTTGACTGGTTCTATGGGTTCTGGAAAAAGCACAATCCTAAAGAAATCTAGTTTTATAGAACAAAAGGGGATAATTACGAGGTGTCAAGAATACGACATTTTAGGTCTTAACCAATCTGGGGCAGACACTTTATCTTCTTACAAAAAAAAAGAAGTTTTTGGCATGCTAGCAAAAGAGCAGTCCATTGAAAAATTAGTTATCGCTGGCGAATATTATTCAAAACAAGTTGACATTGAGAGAATAAGAAAAATTGGATTTCAGGTTTATTGTGTTTTGTTGAATGTTGACAGAAATGAAGTCTATAAGCGAGTTTTGAGTCGTGGAAATGGAAATTGGAATGAATTAACGTATAAAACCAACATGAGTCTCGGAGTTAACTTTTTTCGCAATTTTCCACATAAAAAATGGATTGTTAAGAACAACACATATCTAGAACAAAAAAAAGCGGAAGATTTACTGATAAGCATATGAAAATAACAGAATTAAAAGAAGTCAAACATAATGTAAAAATTGGTGACGTTTGTCCAGCTATCGAGCCAACAGTTTATGAAGACACCATATTTACGGTGAAGGGTTCTCCAATTGGTTTTTATATAAGCGATATAACCAAATATAGCGAAAAACTTTCTAAATTAGCCACGATTGCGAACAAAGAGCTAAGAAGTAAGAATGTTCCAAAAAGCGTTATGAAGCGTTCGAGTGGTTTTACAGACAAAGACAAGTCTAAAGAAGTTCTACAATACTCCACAATAATTGGCTCTGTGCCACCGAAACCGCATATGCGTAGACCATATCCAACGATGAGTAGTGTACACGGGGTCACTACTGCTAAAACATTTGTCAAAGCAATGTTATTGACTTGTTTGGAATCTGAAAATATAATCAAAGAATTAACGCCAGAAGTATATACAAAGCAAAAAAAGATTATCACAGACAATATTCCCCAAAAATGGACTTTCGGCAACTTGTTTACGAGTAGCATTTCTAATTTCAATATTGCAGCTAACTATCACAGAGATAACGCCAACCTAAAAGATTGTGTGAATGTAATTATCACAAAAAGAAAGAACAGCACGGGCGGATGTACGACAGTTCCAGATTACGGAGCGACAGTTAATAGTTGTGATAATTCTATGCTTGTTTATCCAGCTTGGAGAAATATACACGGGGTAACGCCAATCGTTCCAACTCATCAAGGCGGGTATCGGAACAGCCTTGTTTTTTACCCTTTAAAGGCTTTCAATAATTATGACTAAGGCTGACAAAACTGACATTAATAAAAAGGCAATGATAATCGCACTTGAAAAATCACTTGGCATTGTCACTCCAGCTTGTAAGAATGTAGGCATCTCAAGAGATACACATTACAGATGGATGCGAGAAGATAAAGATTATAGTGAAGCAGTTGACTCGATGACAGATGTTGCTATTGATTTTGCAGAATCACAACTCCATAAGCAGATTAAGAACGGCACGCCAGCATCAACAATCTTTTATCTAAAGACTAAAGGCAAGAAGCGTGGCTATGTCGAGAAGCAGGAACACGACCATAATATCCAGAACATTACTGGTATTAAGTTAATCAATGATTAAAGAGGTTAGTGTTCTGCCACATCAGAGGCAGTTCGTTAACAGTATCTCTCCGTCAACTGGATTAGTCGCTGGCTTTGGTGCTGGCAAGTCATACGCTGGCACTCTTAAAACCATCATCAAGAAGCTACAATATCCATCGGTGAAGGTGGCTTACTATTTGCCGACTTATCCACACATTCGCGACATTGCCTTTGAGAAGTTCCCTGAGATGTGCGAGCAATTAGATTTGTATTACCAGCTAAACAAGTCGGATAAAGAGTTAATGATTCAGGGGTTTGGCAGCATCATATTCAGGAACATGAGCGAGCCAGACTATATCATTGGTTATGAGGTTGGTTATTCATTGATTGATGAGTGCGATATATTGCCACAAGCAAAGATGACAAAATCCTTCCAAAAGATACTCGCTCGTAATCGTGCGCCATTGCCAGACGGCTCACCAAATCAAGTAGATGTTGTTGGTACTCCAGAGGGGTATCGCTGGTTCTATGATAGGTTCGTTACTAACTCACACGATAACTACCAGCTAATCAGAGCAAGGACAACTGATAACCCACACTTACCAGATGATTACATTGAAACACTAAGAGAGGATTATGACGAAAGGCTACTTCAACAATATATTAATGGAGAGTTTATCAATGTTAATGGCTCTGCTGTATATCATAGCTTTGACCGCGATACACACGTTGTGCCAGATGTTGAGATTGATATCACTAAGCCGTTAATCATAACTTTCGACTTCAACATTAACCCATATAACGCGATATACATATTGCAGATTATTGATGGTAAAATCATAGTGGTGGATAATGCCATCATTAAGGGTAAGCCATTGGTTGATAGTTTAAGTTTCTTAAAAGAGAAATTTGGGCATCTGGGGGCATACCTTTACTCAGCAACAGTCTATGGTGATGCTGCTGGTAAGGCGCGTTCACAAGGAACGGCAACCACGAACTATGATTTAATTCGTGCTGCTGGTTTCAACAAATTAAAGATAAAGACAGCAAATCCAAGAGTACAAGATAGAGTTAATGCGTTTAATGCTATGTTGTTAAATGGCGCTGGAAATGTTAGTATGTATATATGCGAAAGGAATAATCAATTGATAAATGACCTAGAGCAGATGTCATACAACGACAGGGGTGAAATAGACAAGTCCAACCAAGACTTGACCCACAGTTCAGATAGTGTGGGTTATTACATAGAGTACGAGCATGGTTTAAACAGAACCGAAGTACGCAACATTCAAATGAGGGTTGGATAAATGGCAGAGCCAAGAAATAGCATCAAACAAGCACCACGTTCAGAAACCAATAGATTAATCAAGTTCAAGCGTAGGTACGATATGTACAACGACAACTTTGATGACCAAGTAATCAGCAAGCTAGGCAAGATATATAGGGCATTCGCTCAACTCAAGCTAGATGTCCAGCTAAATACCAACAACAACCTATACAAGCAGATAGTCAATGCTATCAGTAACGTGTACTCGTTTGGCGTTACACGAACGATAGACAATGATGACTTAGCTGAATTGTACAACACGCTGAGAATCGACAAGACAATGACACAGGCTAATCGATTTGTGAATGCTTTCAATGATGTTATTTTGCAAGTAGGTTGGGATTTCAACAAGGAACAGCCAAAGTTATTGATTAGATTGCCACACCTAACCGAAGTTGACTTTGGAGATAGCGAGGTTCAATCGGTTATGTACTTTGTCGAGATGATTGACAAGAAGCGTGAGCGTTGGGCGTTCTGGTCAAACGAGGAGCATTATTACATCGAGCGTGGTGTTGGTGAAGATAAGATTGTAGCTGTTGAAGATAATGATGAGATGGAGAACCCGTTTGGAGTGCTGCCATTCGTATTCATGCACAATGGCTGGCGTGATGTACAGTTCTGGGATGCCTTTACTGGTGATGATTTAACCAACGGCACAATTGATATGGCTGTTCACCTTACATTCTTAAACCACATAATCAAGACACAATCATTCAAGCAGTTAGTTGGCAAGGGTGATAACGTGGGTGAATTACTTGGACAAGTATTAGACCCATTATCTATCTTGACTCTAACTGGTCAGAACACTGAGATTAGTGTCCTGGATATGCAATCTAACTACGAACAACTCCATAATGTTGTACAAGAGTTAGCTAACAATTTGGCTATCAGTTATGGTGTATCTCCACAGCAATTCAGAATGAGTTCACAAGCATCATCTGGCTTTGCCTTGCAGATGGAGAATATGAAGCTGGATAGGTTCACGGTAGAACAACAGCAGGACTTCAAGGATTATGAAAAAGAGTTGTTTGAACTAATCAAGGTGGTTAGCGAGGAATACGGCAAGTCATACGGTGATGCTTCTATTTTGGTTGATTTCACTGAGCCTAACTATCCATCATCAGAACAAGAACAGTTAACTATTGACCAGCAGTCGATTGATTTAGGTCTTACTAAGCCACAAGCTATATTAATGCGTGAGAATCCAGACCTAAGTGAAGAAGATGCTAGAGTTCTCGTTGATGATAACTTGAATGCTCGTAATGAGATGTTGAATAAAATTAAATCGGGTGGTTCTTTAGCAGATACGATAGGTGCGCTCGGTATTGAGTAATGCCAAACTTAGACACAATCTATAACCAAGACAAAGCCAAGATAGATTCGTTTATTCGTCAGTTTGACGGGGATGTTGAGAAGGTATTCAACAAGGCAAAGAGATTAGCACAATCAGCATTGGCTGGCATCAGTCAAGATGACATTCTTAGATATGAACTTATCTGGCGTGAGGTCTTGCGTGAGGCTGGTTACTATGTGCTTGTTAATAAGCTAATAGATGACCATTTCAATGAGTTGTATTCTGGATCATTAAAGGCGTTTGAAGCTGGTGGTTTCTCCACAGCATTCACAACAGAAGATGCCACAAAGATTCAGATACTAAAGCAGATGAAGCGTGATTTCTTTCAGCGACTTGGAGATGATGTTGGTCTTGCCGTAAAGCGTGAGTTGTATAGACATACCATAGCAGATGCTTCACTTGCCACAATGACACAAGGAATAGCCGAAACATTAGAAGGCTCTAACTTAGCAAAGTACGCACAAACGTACGCAAGAACATCAATAGGCGAGTTCCAGCAAGAGGTGATTGACCTTCGTGCTAAAGATGTTGGCGAGGGTGTCTGGGTGTATGTGGGCGTGAACGATGGTAAGACGAGGGATTTCTGCCGCAGGGTGTTGGCAAGAAACACCACATATAACGATTCTGAAAAGAGCAGAATAGAAGGTGATTCAGATAGGGCATACAATTGCCGTCACAGGTTTTATAAGATGAAAAAAGAGGAAGCCATAGCCAATGGGTATGAGAGTAACTAAAAAACCGAAGTTCGACAAATACAAACGTAGACTTAAAAACACAGACGAGGTATTGTATTCTGTCGCTGAGAGCCTGATTGTTGGAATTATTAAGCGAACTCAGTCTGGTAAGGATAAAAATAAGAAGGCTTTTAAGCCATATTCAAAGAATACGCCAAAGCGAGGCAGG